TGGTTCTCCTACTTGCGGGTGACGGTGTCGATCTTGGCTTTTGCGTCCTTGATGACATCTGTGACTTTCTTCATTTTCTCTTCAATGTCCTTGAAGGCATTTTGCAGGCACATGAGCTTCGCGTCCATGGTGACCAGAAGCTTTGAAGCTTCGTCCTTGATTGCCTGCGCCTCAACAATTGCGGCGCGGAGCTTGTCCACCTCGACATTCACAACGTCGCCATACTCAGGCCCGAAGTTGTCCTCGCGAATGTTGCGGACCCAAGCCAAGGGCACGTTGAGGCTCTTGGCCACGCGCTCGTCGTTCCAGTCGCGGTCATAGCCCCGCGTCTCGTCGAGGTAGTGGCTGTCGATCTCGCTGAAGATAATGCGCCGGTCTTCCTTTGTTATTTCCGGCGGCAGCTTGGGGTCAAAGTTCATTAGCTTTACTCCATCATTCAATGAGGGTTTCGGCTCAACCACTGCTGGCGCCGGTGCATTAAGTAAGATAGTCTTGGGCGGCTCAACCGGGGCGCGCTTTGGGTTGCCAAAGACGCGGATCAAGTCAGATTCTCTCAAAACAAAGACGCCTCTGGCATTCTTTACCCGAGATATTTTGTTGTTATTGATGGCGCGGTAGATCCGGTTCAAGTCAGCGAACCCGGCGTCTTCGGCGTCCTTGACGCTATAGAGCTTCTCCACGGGCACCTCCTGCGCGGGGATAACTTCTGGTTTTGTGGCTACAAGGTGGTCTTCGACAAGCTTCTGAAGCTCCTTGAGCCTACTCAGATCCTTCAGCTTTAACGCGGGGATCTGAACTACATTGTCCACTTGCTTGCGGCCAATCTTGTTGGACGCCACGCAGATGTTGCACATGTCGTCCCCGGCGCGATGCCCGACCGCCCAGCCGCGCTGCCTGAACTTCTTGATGGTCACCTCCGGTGGCAAATTTCCAGAGTGAGACGACGCCGCCACCTTGTCCGTCTTGCCGCACTGGCGGCAGACTATCTTGTATGCCGATGCCCGGTGGTCAGCATCAAGACTCGATCTCACGAAATGTCTGTTCATATCCATCTCCATATTTATTATTACCGTTGGACCTGTGGCCCAGTTCTTTGACTTTCCCGACGTAGCGATAATTTACGGAAGTGAGGCCTTGGGATTCATAGTAAGGATTATTCGCTGCATCAAACTTCTTGTAAAACTCCTCAACGATAGTGAACTCGCGCCTCTCCAGCGCATCACAGAAATCAGCAAGACCCGTTGCCGGGTACTCGCAGATGATCTGGTGGATGGGCCCACCCTTATAAGCAGGCATATTCATGGTGATGAGAAACTTCATTTACCCTCCATTTCAATTTCAATCATGCGCTTTGCTTCATCTGCGCCACGACACACGATGACCACATCGCCAATCGCCGTCAAGTACTCATGCCAGTCTTTCTGACTTTTATCTACAACGCCGCCCTTTGTGCGCTTCATCTCAATCCAGAGCTTCCACGCCGGGACATAAAGGTCAGGGACGCCAGCACTGACGCCCTCGACCTTTAGCTTGGCCGCCGTAGTGATGCTGCGGGCGCCGCCGTTGGGGATTGCAAATATTCTGACACCGTCAAAACTTTGACGGAACCACTTGACCAGCTCGCGCTGCTCTTCATGTTCTGTGGGGATACGCTCTTCGCCCATCCGATCCGTCACCAATCTTTTCTTCAAAACGGCGGCTCCATAGTCCACTCATCGCACTGATTTGCCACCTGAGTGAACTCCTCGGGCGGGTCCATGTCAAACACGCCGCAGCGCCCGTCACTTCTATAATTCATGCAGTTATAGCAGAACCGGGGCGGCCCCTTGGCGAACAACTCCTTCATCATCTTCTCATGCGCCGCTAATTCTTCTGGCTTGTCATGCCTCATGCCCAGCTCCTTTTCATCACGCGGAAGAACTTTCCGTCTTTCTTGTATTCAATAGTCTGGGGGGGCGTCCCAGTGTTCAGCGCCTTCGACATTGCATCCAAATCAGTCTCGGTCAAACTGATTTTAGCCCTTGATGCAGAGCTAAGGTTGAAGATTGACTGCGCCGCTTTCTGCCCCGCGTACCCCTCATGCCTTACCGGAAAATACTCCACAATCGCCGGATCAGAGAGGCAACCATAGTACGACACAGCCAGCATTTCCTTCCCGCTGGTGCGGCTCAAGTGCTTGCGCCAGCGCCAGTCTGTGACCTGCATCTTGCTCCCGTCCAATCCCATAATGTCGTCATGGTGAAGCTTTAACTTCTTTACCTCAATTGGAAAATCATATCCGCAAGACGGGCATTTTCTGGTGCTTGGGTGAACCAACTCAAAACAGTCCGGGCAAGCCTTTACCGGGGCTTCGCCTTCGCCAACCTTGTCTTTATTGTTTGGGGCTTTGGGCGGCTGCACCGAAGTAATGGGCCCGTGTGTGGCCACGACGCCCGCGAAGTCCAACACCATGCAATGATCCGTGTGGGACTTCGGGCGCATCCCACGGCCAGCCATCTGCACATACAGGCTGGGGCTCAGTGTAGGGCGCAGCATGGCTATCAAATCAATGTCCGGGTAGTCGAACCCTGTCGTCAAAACATTGGCGTTGGTGAGCGCCCGCAGCCGCCCTGCTTTGAAGTCTGCGAGGATCTTTTCGCGCTCCTTCTTCGGCGTCTTGCCGGTTACGCAGGCGGCGGCCACTCCCTTCTCTTCAAGCGCCATCGCCACATGGCGGGCATGCTCAACGCCAGTGCAAAAGAATAGCCAAGCCTTGCGGTCACCGGCTATATTTATGACCTCATTGACCACCGCCCTGTTCTTCGGGTCAGTGTCCACCGCCGCCTGCAACTCGCTCTCAATATACTCGCCGCCGCGCTTCTTTACGCCAGACACGTCAAGCTTCTCAGTCGTGTGCTTGCTGCGCAGGGGCGCCAGAAAGCCCTTGTAGATCAGCTCCTCAATGCTGACTGGCGTCAGCAGGGCGTCAAACATGGCGGGCTTGTCGGTGATGTAGCCGTGGCCCAGCCTGAAGGGCGTGGCGGTCAGGCCGATCACCCGAAGCGCCGGGTTGATCTTGATCAGCTCCTGAAGAAACTTGCGGTAGTCGCCGGTCTCCCTGTGATTGACCAAGTGGCACTCGTCGATGATCACCAGATCAACGTGTCCAACGTCCTTTGACTTCTTCCCAATCGACTGAATGCCAGCGAACGTGATGGGCTCGCCGAGGTGCTTTTTTCCGATGCTGGCCGAGTAGATCCCAAGCGGGGCGTTGGGCCAGTGCTCACGCATCTTCTGGGCATTCTGTTCGATCAGCTCCTTCACATGCGTCAGCATAAGGATCTGCGTCTCCGGCCACGATTGCAAAGCGTCTTTGCAGAGCGCCGCCACAATGTGGCTCTTGCCCGATCCGGTCGGCATAACGATGCAGGGGTTGCCCTGATTGCCCGCCGAGAACCAAGCATAAAGATCGTTGATGGTGTTTTGTTGATAGTCACGGAGTTGGGTCATATCAAACCTCGACCGTTGTTTTAACGCCAGAGTGGTATCCAACGCTGCAAACTGAACATTGCAACTCTTCAGCTAATTTCTGCGTCATTTCCTCTTGATATAAGGGCCATTTAAGTGCGTTAACAACTGAGATTATGTCTTCAACTTTGACAATCTTCATTGAACTTATTTTCACTTGATAGACATCAAATGAAAGATCAACGGGACAAAGTCCGCGCACTTCAATCTCATATATTATTTTCATCAGATCATCTCCATTTGTTCGGGTCTCTGGACCCATTTATGAGGACACTGAACTGTGTCCCACCTGTCGGCCATCTTGCGAGGTGAGTTATGCCCACGGTGATGATTTCTTGCAATGTCCGTACTATCCACTGAGGCAAACGGCCATTCGCGCCCACTTAGCTTCATGCCGCGAAGCATGTGCATTGGAGGCGTCCTTTTATGATGGCGATCCACGGCGTTCCAAGCCGCATCCATGCGCCTTACCCATGCAGGCGACAAGACAACAGCATATTGCGCAGACGATCCAACGCAGACCTTTGGCCATTCCAATGTCAGACGCACGAGCCGGTCGATGGATTCGTGCATGTGCCAGACCGGAACGCCCCGGTGACCGTGAGGCCATTCGGCAATCAAAGCATCTTGATCGCTTTCATCACCTACAATCACATCGGGAATGACCGCCCAAGTGGTCGGGCAATCAAGCCAACGATCCGTCCATTCATAGAAGGCCGCCCAATCCACGGGCTTCCCCGTTTTCCACGCGGAAAAGGCGCCATTATCAAGCATCACGCTTTGGCCGATTTTGTGCGCTCGTTTCACATCAGCCGGGGCCGCGTGACTCACGCAAAAATGGCGACCAGAAAGTTCATATAGTGCTGCCATCGGCGTAATTGGTGTTCCGTGATAATGGATCATTTCACCACCCTCGCACCGGGCCACATCTGCTTCACTTTCTCAACCACCGGGTTGGCGCACCCCGACGCGTTGTCGATCAACTCTTGGCTACTGAAACCGTTCTCACCGTTCTGGACGTTCGTTCCGTCAATTTCGAACGTCGCGGTCCATTCATGGTCACTGTCCTTCATAGCCCACGGCACCAGATCGGGATGGAGCGTATGCGCCGGGCAGCCCTC